CCGGTTACCTTACAGCGGGCAATATTTCCAACGGCAACGGCAATGGAGTTGGTAATATTGGTAATGCCACTTCATACTTCAACACCGTATTTGCCAAGGCAACTTCAGCACAATACGCTGACTTGGCAGAAATGTATCTGAGTGACCAACCATTACATGCTGGAACTGTGGTAGAGTTTGGTGGTAATCAAGAAATAACAATTTGTACTGTCAATCATAGTCCACGTGTTGCTGGCATAATTTCAACCAGACCAAGTCATTTAATGAATGCCACGCTGTCTGGAGAACACGCATATCCGGTTGCTCTCACTGGCCGAGTGCCTTGTACTGTGATCGGACAGATATCAAAAGGTGATTGTCTAGTTTCAAGCGATCACCCTGGTGCGGCCCGGAAACTAGATCCAGAAAAATTTGTACCTGGATGCATTGTCGGCAAGGCCTTGCAGGACCACAACAGTGAATCTACTGGAACCATAGAAGTAGCTGTAGGCAGGTTCTAATGCAGGCCCGATATAGATCGGACTATGCCGGCGAATTTGTGGTATTAGAAACCCGTTGGTCGGGCGGACGCAAAACACAAAATCGAGAGTGGATAGCCAATCCCATAGAAAATCATCACATCAGCGGTAGGGCAGCCTGTATAGGATCAGCTATTAACGCAGACCAATTTAACCATGTCAGGCTCCAAAGACACCGTGGCGGCTTGCTTGGATCAAAAAAATTACAGACCTATGGTGTGGGTGATATAGCTGCTACCATGCGTTTAGACTTTGCTGTAGAAACACGTGCCTCTCAACTTACAACATTGAAAGAATCAGGGTACACAGGAAAAAACATTGTATATACCACAGCTCGTCAGTGCATAGCCATGCCTGGAGAATTTTATCTGATTCCTTTGGCCCCCGGACTCCTAGACATTGCTGTGTTGCCATATCTAGCAGCCTTTGACGGACACCAAGAAATATTTTTACTGGGCTACACCCGAGAAACACCTGTAGAAAATGCCACGTGGCATCAGCAGGTCAGGAACGTGGTTGATGCCTATCCAGGAGTAAAATTCTATTTTGTTGGTGAACCTACCAATATGTACGATACCTGGTTGGAACCCGCCAATACTCAGGCCATGACCTACAGAGATTTCATTGGCTACTGCGATGTTTGAACTGTGGCTTCTATGATCTGTATCTTGTTTTGAACTGCTTCAAAATTCACAGTTGACCATAGGCCTGGGTGCATGGGTCTGGGCCAGGTACCCGAATCAATCCAGGCATAGCCCAGGTGTTCATGATTGAGTTCAGGCACAAATTCTCGTTCCACGCTGCAATAAAAAGTATGATAGGCAAATACTCCGTCAACTGTGGTGAATTTTTCAATAGGTATCAACCGCATGAAGTCAGGCACAAAGCCCAGTTCTTCTTGGCACTCTCTAAACATGGCATCACGTAGGCTTTCGCCAGCTTCTATCCTACCGCCTGGCAAGCCCCAGCTTCCAGGATGTTTTGGATCATTTCTCATGAGATACAGATAGCGCCCGGTATCTACAGCGTAGAACCAAACTCCCACAGCGTTTACAATACTAGGCTCCATGTGCCTCCCGGATACAATCCCTGATATGATTTGATCCAGGTTGATCCGGTCCATCGATATTGTATTTCTGTGGTGACATTTGTGACATACTGTATATTATCTGGACTTGAGGTGCTGTCGAAAGAAATCTGCCACCGTGTGCCATCATACTCCACTATGTCATTGGCATTGGCCACCAAGGGTTGTCCGCTGACGCCTGCCCAGAATTCTGCGTTACCTTCGTCAAAACTACCAGTGGACTCGGTAAACAGATATCGTTGTCCTACAGCGGCAGCAGCTAAGCCGGCTCCAGGACCGCTGCGCAACGGATCGATCACAGCGTCCACTGCTTCCAGGGTGTTGGCTGGAACAGTGTCGGGATCTATAGTGAATAATAGGAATCGGTCGTCGGTGGGATCAAAGGCCACGGTGCCAATGACATCTGTGCCGTCTTCTTGTTCCAGTTTGATGTAGCTGATGCCCGGACGCAACACGCCATATTGCCCTACCACAGCTGACCACAACAGGTTGCTGGGCGGAGATTCCGGCGGAGCCAGGCTGGTGTTGGGTTCATCTATGACCTGCGGTGGCCGCAGGGCCTGAAGTTTGCCACCTACCAGCAAGGCCTGATAGTTGAAGGGAGTAAACACCTGGCGTGTGCCTAGTAACAGATCATTGTCTAGTATGGCATTGCTGGCATCGCCATTGGCATCAAACACACTTGCCACTATGCGCTCGATAACGCCCAGTTTCTTGACCTTGGCCGGACTGCTGATCCAGATGGGTATGCTGAATGTCAAGGTGGCCACGTCAATGGGATTTTCAGCATTGATGGGAATGGTGCGGCTGCTCCAGTTCACACGTTCTAGGTTGCACACAGTCAGACTGGTCCAATCTATGTAGTTGTCGGTGTTTTGTATTTCCAAGGCCGGATTGAACAACACAACTATCTGTTCCAGGATCTGCATTTTTTGGTTGGTGTTTGAGGTCCAGATATCCAGATTTATGGTCAGTTTGTAAGGCACTGGCATGAGTCGTTCTATGGTAAATGCATTGCCTTGTGTGGTTTCATAGGTGTCAGTGTCAGAATCGTAGGTCCTTTGTCTGACCTGTATGTTGCTGACAAAGTAAGGCTCTTGCATCCTGGGACGATCATACTCCAGTGCCGTGATATAAAAGGTCATCAAGGGTGTTGATGGCAAGTTGTTGGCTGAATTTTCCTGTATGATGGTCTGAGCCTGTCGGCTGGAATCACCGTAGCGCACCGGAACCCGTACTAGAGTGTCGTCTTTACCAGCCTGGTTGCGTCCATAAGCCACTTCAAAATTTGAAAAGATCCTGGCAAACTGTAAAAGGAATCTTCTTATTTGTTCATCATAAAAAAATTGTGCCATTATCGTCCTGGAGGTCTTGGGTTGGGTGGCAAGTTGCCACCTTGATCACCGTTGTCAGCCAGTGGTTTGAGTATTTCACTAAGGCTTTGACGGCTGGGAATGTTGCCCATGTCTGTGGTAGGCACGGTATAGGTGTTGTTGACAAAGCTGGCTCGCTGTGTTAATGCGCCCGAAGCCAGATCAAGATCGGTACGCACATTGTCTTCGATCTTGACCCAGGACCTGCCATTGAATCTAAACAAGCGATTAGGAAAGTAATCCAAGCGTAAGGCATAGTCACCACTCACAGGGTTAAGCGGAAAGCTAACACCAGGCGTGACCGGCAGGCCATTGGGTGCATATTGATCTCCGGTGAGATAACCCATGGTATAACCAAAACTCTTGGGCGTGATACCTTCGCCGCCTTGTGTGCCATCCACGGTGGGGTAGGTATCGTCGGCTGTGAGTCCAGCACCAGCTGGTTGTCCAGCCTGTGTGGGCAGGATGTAAAACTTGGTCACATCGTATCCACTGAGTGGCACGTCGGCCTGTGCCTGTAGCAATAAAGCATCATTGATGGCCAGATCTTTGGGTCTGGTGCTCATCCTGTCGCCCACAGTGGCAGGATTTTCTATCAAGGTCCAGTAAGGTTGCCCTGTGCTGGGATTTACAGCAGTGATAGCAGTTCCGGGCGGAACATTGCCATTGGCCTGATAGTATGTGTTGCCATTGTTGACTATTTCACCTGAAGGATAAAAATTGCCCGGATCCCAGATGTTTTCCGGCATGAACGGCTGGTTGATAATCTGGCTGTATTCTTGCGCATTGACCATGGGCGTTGCCTTGATGCGCCACAGGTGTGGTTGCCAGGTCTGGCTAAAACCTTCTGACGCATAGTTGCCATCCTGGATCACATAGTATCTGGGCAAGGGCAAAGGTATGCTACGGTCTAAGGGATGATAGTCTTTGAGATTGGGCACTTCAATTACATCGCCTACCATGAGTTTACGACCCAGGGTGTCAATCATGTCGTTGTAGTGAAAGGTAATATACAAGGTATCGCCATTCAAAAACAAGCCAAACTGTGTGAGGTCAAAATCTATGTCTTGTGTGCGATATACGCCGCGCATGACAAATATGTCAGGATCATACACTCGGTCACGATTTTCCAGCAATAGTAGATCTTCTATGAACAAGGGACTTTCTGCTCCATAGGTAGGTATGGTAGCATCGCCCGGCGAGTTGGTCTGATCAGGATTCAGCTGTGGACCTAGATATTTGTGGACCAAGATATCGATGCCGCCCACAGTGAACATTTCGCTGATGTTGCGGTCAAGATACTGGTAATCATAGGTCCTGTTGGGTCTGTAAAGGCTAAGGCGCGGCATAGTCTTGTATTTATGGGTCAATTTGACTTGGAACCCAAAAGCAGTGATAATTACAAGCATGGATGAACTGCTAGACAGGCTAGATCAAATTGAACGCAAAATACCACAGATCAGAAACAAAGTGGCCCGCCGTGATCTCATGAAAATGCTCAAAAACATTGATGTGGCCATCAATGCTGTTAGCAGAGAAAGTGTAGAATGCCGTAGACTTCACAGAGAAACCCTGCACTATCAAGAATTGGTCCGGCAAGCCCGGGCCCAGATCACTAACCTGGAACAACACCTAACATTTGCGGCATTGTTGAACGGTTGACCAAAAATGGCTCTGGTGCTATAATATTCTAATAAACTTAGGAGAACCCATGAACGCACGAGCCGCAACTGTGATCAAGCCTTTGAATCCCAAAGGTGCAGAAACCAAATATGTTGGGCACGAGCCCGACTGGAAATTCCAGCCCACAGAAGAAAATCGCATCAGTGCATTCAGCAAGGCCTTTGCTTGGTACAACTATCACTATGGCAAAAAAGATGCCAAGGACATGCTGTGCCAGTATCTGGACGTCAACCATAGACCCAAAGATGCCAAACTCATGCGTGGCATTCCAGACAGCCAGATCCGACTTACACCAGCCTGGGTAGCCCGGATGACCTTGATGGGCCTGACTCTAAATGAACATGAACAATGTATCATTGACGAACAAATTGCCAACATGCTCAAAGCCAAACAAGAAGTCAAGAAAGTAATCGATGAAGCCGAAGTGGCTGTGGCAAAACTGACTATACAGGATCACCTGCGTGAGAAAGTGAGTGAATGTGCTGGCGAGCTAGAAGGCATGTTTGATGACTTTATCTCAG